TACGTCAGTATCATCATCAGGGTTATCCGGATGTCCCGCTTCTATTTTAACTGTCCAATTGTCAGTGACATCAGCAGTAAATGGGTCGATTGTTAAATTTACTTGTTCGTCTGGATGTTCATCAAGACTACCAGTAAAGAAATTAACCATATAATTTGTTTGTACTGTCTTGATAACACCTTGTTCTCTAATTGGTGGATAAATCCATCCCTTCACAACAAAATCGAGAGCCCAATTAACAACTCTGTGGTCGCCGAAATCGCCTTCAAATTCATCTGTTAGTGCGATACCCGTCAACTCAATAGGAATGTCTCTCTTCATATCTAATTCAGGTATCTCTTCAATGACACAATTAAAGTCTGGCTGAAAATATGGTAAAATTTGTTCTACAATCTGTAGTCCATCATCCATATAGTCAACATAAATGTCGAGAGTGAAAGTCCAATTATACGGAATAGGGGAGTATAATTTGTATGCTTTGTCGGCATCATTATGACTAAATCTATACTCGTTCATTTGATTGCCTGCTCGACTAAAGTCTGCTTCCATACCACTCATAATAAAACCCATTCGTGGAACTTCTTTATTCTTTCTACTGTCTTGGATTAATCGTGCTAGATATTTCTTTCTAGACTCATATGCTAGTGGTATCTTAATATCTTTAATGAGTGTGCCATCCGCTTCTCTTCGCATAACGTGGAGATTATTGAACACTGACCCAAAAGCGATAATCAGTTTCTTTGTAGTTCCGTGATAAAAAGTTGTGCCAAACATTATTGTGTACTCCCAAATGGATTCATTTCAGATAAGTCAAAGATATCGTCATCTAAACTATCCCAATCTGGAGTATCTAGTGCTTTATCTATAGTAGCGTCCAGGTCATCAGTAATAGCAGTAATTTCTGGGTCAACAACAGTAATTTCTTCACTACCGTATTCCCAAGGTTTGAGCGTTAATGTCCATATGTGTTGTGAGCCTTCAGGTTCTGGATAAAATGAAGAGTTGTGACCAACAAATGTCACTTCAAATAATGCTTCTGCATCTGTGAAATATAACAAATCTCCAGCAATTGGAGTATCATCATCTGTGGCTACTGTTTGCTCTGCAAAGTCTTTCTTCGTGAAAGACACTTTCATTTCATCAGTTACAGTTACACCGAACTTAGAATAGAAATCTCCTACATCACCATATTCTTGATAGTCATCAATTAGTATGTTAAATGTCCATATCGTATCAAAGAACGATGAGGGGTCCTCACCGAAAATCGGGTCAATGGCAGTACCGTATTTTCTCGGAAGATATTTTGCTGAAAATCCAATAACAGCAACAACTTCTTCTGCGATATCCTTGACCATTGGGGATTTGGACATACTATCGAACATACCCATAATGTTACCCTACTATAAAGTTGACCGGAAGTTCATAATTCATCGAAAATTCTTCTTGGAGTTTTTCAATCTCCTCTTTCGCTTCATCCCAAACCTGTTGGCCATTAATTGTAATACCTCCAGGTAATGGCATTCCGTCAAACTGTTTCAAATTTGCACCCCACTGCTGTTTAATTTGTGCAGTGGCGTACTTCTTAACCCATTCGTCATTGAATACATCAAGAGCATAACTGCTTGATTCATCTGGTATAACTGCTTGCCAAGCCCTAAGAAGTATAGAATTACCGACTGTCCACGTACCAGATGCAGTTTCACAAGCCGATTGGTCTGCGTATGCTGTCCACGTTTCAAGTGCAGTAGTACAGTCTGTTTCTGTTGTATGAGCCACATCAGAACAAGTTCCTAATGGATTACAACTTGGGCCAACAATATTGCCAGAATGAGAATAAAGTCGATTAGTTGCTTTGTTGAAAGTGAATGTTCTGTCTAGATTAAAATAACCTTGAATCATCTCCAGATGTTCCATTGTTATCTCGAAATATGCCATATTAACTTTGGTCATATCGAACATCTCATCAAACATAATTCTGTAACGTACATCACTCATCGCCTCAGAAGAATATTTTCCAGGCTGATATATCCTGGTTACCGCGACAATATTATCATCGAGGGTTATGTATTGATTTGCTTCATCGGTGGGGGTGAATACGTAAGTAACGAACTTCTCCTCTGCCCCATCAAAATGGCGCTCAACGAATAATTGGAGAGCATCATCTATCCTGTCATATGCTTGAGTATCATCTACTTGGATTTCTATCTTTGGAGCACCAAGTTTCCTATAAGCATAATCTCTTAAATTATCTACTGATTGTAGTTTAGCCATAATATTTCCTCGTCATTTCTATTTATGTTTCCCATTATATTCTCTACACTTCACCGCCATTATGGCCTTGTATTGTCTGGTTATAGACCACTTAAATCTTAGAATTGTATACACGAACATTGCCACTGATAATTGATATCCAATATGTATCCCAGCGGATATCATATGTTGTTTTCTATCAGCAATAACAGATACAAGGAGTGCGGCATCAGGACTGCAAAGGAAACAATTGAATAGGTGGTATACACTGATTACCGAACCGAGCAAAATAGAAGAGCGTGCCCAACAGGAATAATATTTTCGGTGCTTTAGTGTGAAGAAAAAGGCTCCTATGGCGCCTGCCGATACGATTATCGATAGGTATTTTTCAATTTCAAATAATAATTCAATCGCCATAGCCTCTTATCCACTCTTTATCCAGTATATAACAAGCCCTATGCCTGCAGAGACCATCACCCAGAAGAATCTCTCTCCTGCGCCTATACGGATTTTATTTGTAGCAACATCTACATCGTGGTCACCGGCCTGTTCAATTAATTTGTCCAACTTCTTCTCAACTCTATCTACTGAGTTGTAGATAGTTTTCATTTGTTCTTCTAGTCGGGTAATCCTTTCTTTCATAGTATCAACGGCCACACCAAGATTATCTAATGCTTTTTCTGTTTGGTCTGCCATATTTTTCCTTACGTATATATAAGTGTATAGTTTACTCAGTAAGTATTTATATAATAAGATGATTTGGAGATAATATTATGAATAAGCGTATTTTTGTGATTGGTGACGTGATGTTGGATGAATACTGGGCTGGGACAACTACCCGCCTGTCACCAGAAAGCCCCGTTCCCGTAGTGGATAATGTAATGATAGAGACTCGGCTTGGTGGAGCAGGTAATGTCTGTCAGACGTTAAAGGTTTTTACAGACGAGGTTATGCTTTTTTCTACGGTAGGTTTAGATGAATCTGGTGGTATTATATCTGGTCTCTTAGCAGAACAAGACATCTCTAATGACCTCAAAATCGGTAAAAATTCAGAAACTATCACAAAGACACGCATCCTCACGAATGACCAACAACTCTGTAGAATCGATAGCGGGCATATAAAAGACTCTCCTCCGTCATTTGGTGCATCACCAGATGCTATTATCGTGTCAGATTATGGTAAAGGTACTATAACTACAGAACTGTTGGATGACCTTATTAACAATAAATCGACATCTTACAAAGGAATCGACTGTCCAATTTTAATCGACCCTAAGGGAACAGATTGGGAAAAATATTCTGGCGCTTACGCAATCACACCAAATAAAAAAGAATTTGAAGATGCTTATGGGGAATTTACTTATGAGAAAGCCCTGCAAGTTTGTGAAGATTTAAACGTACAAGGAATTTTAGTGACTCTTGGTGCAGATGGTATGCACTGGATTGGAAGAGATGGAGCATCTATTCTTAGACAACCTAAACGAAAACAAATTAGAGATGTATCAGGTGCTGGTGATACCGTTATTGCGACATTCACCTATTTTCTTCCATCAGGCATTAAGAATGCAATGGACTATGCAAATAGAGCCGCTGGTGATGTTGTGAGTAAACTCGGTACCGCCCCACCAGATAAAGGTGCTGTAATAGAGACTATCGTGTTTACAAACGGATGCTTTGATATTATACACTCTGGACATATTGAGTTGCTTAATAAAGCCGCGGCATTTGGTAATAAATTGATTGTTGGATTAAATAGTGATGATTCAATGAAGAGAATAAAGCGAGAACCAGTTAATGATGAAGAAGAACGTAAGAAAGTGTTAGAGTCAATCGCAGGAGTAGATGGTGTAATCTTATTTGATGAGGATACTCCATACGAACTCATCAAACGCCTCATGCCCGATTGCCTGGTCAAGGGTGGAGACTATACAATTGACACTGTAGTTGGCAATGATTTAGTCAAACAAGTAAAAATAATTCCTATTGTTGAAGGAAAGAGTACAACAAAGACTATTGATAAAATATTCAAATTGGATACACCATTATGAGAAACAAAAAAATTGAAAAGGGGTGGGGTCACGAATTAATCATTGAAAGCAATGACCAATATTGTATGAAAGAATTGCATTTTGATAAAATGGGTCACAAATCTTCAATGCACTTCCATAAAGATAAGACTGAGACTTGGTTATGTACGAGAGGGTCAGTTATGGTTGAATTGATGGATATGAAAGATGCGACAACAAGCAAAATTTACATAGACGAGGGCGGAACTTTTCATATTGAGCCTATGACTCCACATCAAGTGACTTGTATGAAAGATAATACGGTTATTCTTGAAGCATCAAGCAAGGATATGCCTGAAGATAATTATCGGATTAGACCAGGTGATTCTCAAGATGAAAGACAGGGATGGCCAAGTAAATCAACCGCATCCAATAGTGCATAGCCAACAAGGGCATCCACCAAATAACATCATTGGTATTACTAACAACATAACTAAAATTATGTGATGTTTTTTAATTAGAGTTATAAGGTCATTCATTTCACATTCTCCAAATGTATTAAACTACCTAATTCTGGCATATAACAATATTCCAGTTCAGAGGCCTTTAAGACTTTCAGTGCATCATCAAGGGTCTCGACTAGAGGCTCACCTGCTAAATTAAATGAAGTATTAAACAATACTGGTACAGTGGTCATTCTGTAAAACTCTTCAATGAGTTTATAGAGATATCTGTTTTGAGTTTCGGTCACGGTCTGAATTCTACAGGTATTATCTACGTGTAAAACTGACGGTATCAAATCTCTCTTATTTTCTAGAACGTCAACAGCATACATCATATTAGGAGATTCCTCTAATCCCCTCATATCAAACCAATCGTGAACCCATTCTTTTAAAATTGCACCTGCAAACGGTCTGAAATATTCTCGACCCTTCACTTTATTAACTATGTCTTTGCCATTCTCTATAGTTGGATTGAATAGTATGCTTCTATTGCCTAATGCTCTAGGGCCATTTTCGCTTCTCCCTTGAAATATAGAAATTATTTCTCCATCTTTAAGCAATTTCGCTACATCTTTTCTATCAGCAATAAGAAGTTCAGCATTATATTTCTCTACTGTTTTACGCACATCTTCGATATTATAGTTATATTCTGGTCCCAGAAATAAATTATCTCTTCTTTCTCTAGGCATTAGCCATTCGTTGCCCTTCTCTTTCTCTAACATATAATGATACAGTAAAGCGGCCCCAGTGGCAGTACCAGCATCACTAGAGTTTGGCTCTACATACAAATTGATGCCGAGGTCGTTTAATTTATTCAAGTAGTGATAATTAGAAACACAATTAAGTGCATACCCGCCACTCAATACAACATTCTTATTGCCACTCATTTCGGATGCTTTGATGATTAGATTTAAAACTTGTTCTTGGGTTTCTTTCTGAACTGCATAAGCCATATCTCTTCTAAGATTGGATTTGGATAAATCATCTTTCCAATCCATATCATCTAAAAACTCAAATTCTTCTTTACCTATATTAAGACTTGTACGATACGGGTATTGAGCCTTTGTCAAATCTTTATTGGATGTATCACCACGAAACAGGTCAGGTATTTTATCATTTGAAGAGCCAAATGCAGATAATCCCATAGTCTTGCCTGCATCGTTTATGTGAAATCCACAATAATCTGTGACTGCATCCCAAACTTTTCCAATTCCAGCGCCCTCATCTGCAACTAATTCAAATTTTTCATCTAATTGTTCATCGTGCATTTCCTTAATATAATAACTTCTTCCCTTGTCGCACCCCATTTTCTTATATAGAGTCTTGATTCCTTTTGTATAGGAACAGTCGAAAATAGTTTCTATTTCAAAATATATATTTGATTCTTTATCACTTCCGAACTCTCTACTACTGCCACTACTATCTACAATGACACTCACGGCTGTTTCAAACCCAGAATTATAAAAGGCAATCGTTGAGTGGAGTCTGTGATGATTATCAAACATATTGACAACCTGTGGTGATTGCGTATCTAACTCTCCATCTGCCTGCTCGATTAATCCTAATCGTCTTGCGAGTCCTTGATATAAAGGTTCTCTAGTATATTCAAGAACGGTGTGTTGACGAGGGTCGTTGGGGTTAGTGGTTAGATTGGACACTACCAGATAATCAATTTTATCTGTATAGTCTAAGATTTTCATCATACTGAGTAAAGGCCCGCCATCGTGCTTAGCCCTTGATAGTCTTTCTTCTTCAATAGAAAAAACAACTTCGCCGTTTTTTAATAGACAGACGCCAGCGTTATGCCCTAGGGCAATTCCTGCTATCCACATATGCTTCTTTCTCTGTCCCAATGTTTTACTCTTTTCAGTGGGAATGTAGATGCCTCTATTCCCCCTATAAAAAATGCTAATGTTAATCTAACATCACCATCATTCCAATAACTATTTGCGGCGTGCCATTCACAAGCATCATACATTATCATACGATTAAAAAAGTTCTTGAAGCAAAGTTTTTCGTCAAACTTCTTTCTATGTTCTACCCAGCCCTCTTGTTTTGACTCTTCTTCTGGTTGTATTACTGCACCAGGTTTCAAATTAAATAATGATGTACCAGAATCTGGGTCAATATCGGGCGTTAGATATATCAATCCAGCAACTTCATCATCTGGGCCGTCTGGAGAATATACACCTACATCTTGATGTATCCATCCTTTGTTTTTTATGTTTGATTTTGCTTCGTGAAATCGTGGAATTTCGTGAAAAGACATATTACTGAGTTTCCAAGAAATGTTTACATAGTCTAAGTCATAATAGCAACTTAAAATTTTTCTTAATATCGTATTATGCAACTCTGCATCTATTTCCCAAAACTGTTTTGACCTCTTACCAGGCTGATTACCTACAACTTCTTTCGGCAGAGATTTTCCATACTCCATAATCACTTCAGGAGAAGTAAAGAAATCTTCAACGACAACTGGGAAAAATTTCTCAGGTCTTTGCCATCTTGATTTTGTTGCTAGACTTTCGCCTTTCATTTAAGGTCTCGACATTATGCCAAAACAAGCATTGTCCATATTCGCTTCGGTAAATGTTTGATATCTGTCATTCATTTCGTATGGCATCTGAAAATATGTTATCTTACTTTCATCATCGTTAACAATCTCTAGTGCTAAGTCAAGAAAAGACCGTGATTCTCCAGAACCAATATTATATACTCCACTTCTACCTGAAGTCATAGCATTGATTGTCATATGAACGACATTTTCAACGTGGACAAAATCTCGATATATTTCGGCTGAACCATTGAACAAACGAATCATTCCTGTTTCGTCATATTGTTCTTTCATCCAGGCCATAGCAGATTTCATATTATCTTTGTGTGTCTCTCGTTTACCTTCAGAGACAACATTAAAATATCTTAGACCAATAATTTTAGTCCTGTCTGGTCCCTGATTCATAAATTTTCTGCTGTACTTATCTGCTTGAAGTTTCGCTAATGCGTAGTAACTATCTGGAGTATAATCATCTGATTTGTCATTAAAGGTGCCCCACTCTTTAGTTTGCTGTCCATATACCGCGGCACTTGAAGCATAAACAAGAGGAATTCTGCCCATATGACACATATCCATAAGATTACAAGTATATTGATAGTTATTTTCCATCATATGTTTGCCGTCAGTGGAAGCGACATTGCTATCAGCACCCATATGATAAACGGCATCGACCATTTCTTTCTCTGCCATAAACATAAACAGTTCTGGAAATTTAGATATATCGCAATAGTCTTGAAATTTGAGGTCTTTAATATTACGAATCTTGTCTGGATGTGATAAGTCATCAACAAGAAGAATTCTTTCATTCCCCCGATTGTTCAACTTCTCTATCAAGTGACTACCAATGAAGCCAGCACCACCCGTAACAACAGTTATTTTTGGAATCGGCTCAGCAGGTTTCTTCGGCATTGGCGGCACAGGCTTTTCGCCCGCTTTCAGCAAGACTTCTTCCTCTCCGACTAGGTCTTTATCTTTAGTTTCTTCTGTTAGAAACACTACGTTTGACATTATTTTTTCTCCTTATTTTTCACTTCAATTATTAGATTATTGTCTGGAAGATATAGATACTCAATATCACTTTCTGAGAGTGTCCTAACAGCATCATCAATTGATTCTACTAATGGTTCACCACCAAGATTAAAAGAAGTATTAAAAAGAACTGGTACTCCAGTTTGTTCATAAAATTTTCGTATCATTTCATAGAATATTGGATTCTGATGTTCTTTGACTGTCTGAATCCGACAAGTTCCATCTATGTGAATAATAGCAGGAATTTGTTCTGCATATTCATCTTTTGAACAATACATCGCATACATCATATGTGGAGATTCTTCCAATCCTCTCATATCAAACCATTCGTGTGCGTGTTCGTGAAGAATTGACCCAGCGAACGGTCGGAAATATTCTCTATGCTTTACGTTGTTTACATAGTCTTTCCCTTCTACCGTTCGTGGGTCATATAGGATAGAACGATTGCCCAAAGCCCTTGGGCCATTCTCACTGTTACCTTGAAATAGTGTAACAATGTTCCCCTTCAAAATTAAGTTAACTGCATCTTCTGGATATTGTGCATCAAATACACCAGTCGCTTTATATTTTTTTGCGATATCTGTAATCTCTTCTGTAGACCTGCCTTGTCTCGGACCGTGAAATAGAGACTCGCCATACTCACGTACTTTTGAGTCTTTAGTTAGTGCGTAGTGACAAAGCAGTGCGGCGCCCATTGCGGTACCAGCATCATTAGAAACTGGCTCAACAAATAGATTTATGCCTTCGTCTTTTAGTTGTCCAAGATACCAATAGTTAGCGACACAATTGAGAGCATAACCGCCAGAAAGAACGACATTCTTATTGCCAGACATTTTGACTGCTTTGCGTATCAAATCAAGGACCATTTGCTGTGATTCAGTCTGAACTAGATATGCCATATCTCTACGATTCTGGAGTCTAGTTACGTCTCCCTTAGATTCTTTTTCCGTGGTCTTTAACTCATCATAACGAAATTGATTGACAACAGACCCATTAGGGTATGTTGGAATAATAACATTTCTGTCTGTAGTTTTCCAATCGCCACCATTTCCATCAGTGTAAATCGATGGTATCTTATCGTTTGGTTTACCATATGGAAATAATCCCATAGTCTTACCCGCTTCAATAGGCTCCCATCCACAATATTGAGTCACGGCTTCGTATGCTTTCACAATACCAGCCGAATCATCAAGTATCAATTCGTGTTCGCCCTCTTCTCCTTCACGTTCTGAGCCCATAATTTGTTTCATTGCGGGCCAAGGTCCTCTACCACCTTGATGTTTGTAGAGTGTTTTGAAGTTATCTGGATATGAACAATCTAAAATAGTCTCAAGTTCCCAAGTCATTATTTTTTCGCCGTTAACATTCATATCAATAAATGTGCCAGCGCCGTCAACAATGACTGCCACGGCAGTCTCAAATCCAGAACGATAGAAGGCACACCCGGCGTGCATCTTATGATGCCATCGGTGCATATCTAATACTTGTTTACTAGGGTCGTCAATCAAACGAAGTTTTCTGGCTAGACTTGGATAAACATTTTCACCACTAAAGTCTACTCGACTTTCATCTGATTGTGTATGTGCGATTACTAGATAATCCAACTTATCTGTATACTCAAGAATCTTGACCATAGAAGCATAAGGCCCACCGTCATATTTTTTTCTTGTAAGTCGCTCTTCTTCAACAATAAAAACAATTTCACCATCTTTTAGTAAACAAACACCAGCGTTGTGGCCTCTGGCTATACCTGCAATCCACTGACTCATAATTTATCCATCCTCTAGTAAATTCTTTGTGCTGAAATCAGGCGTTTTTGGTTCTATCTTTGGTACATCTGGTTGTTCACCGACTGCTTGACTGGGTGTGCTAGGTGGAACACCACAACCCCCACTTGGTTGCGTTGGAATAAACGTGCCTTTAAACGGTCCGCCATCGCCTAAATATCCTATACAAGAATCAACAACTCTTTGTTCCTGAGACTCATCTAACATCATCACCTCATCATTCTGTCTATCTTTCTCGTCATCAAACGAAACTCTAATAGGTGAATAAGTTCTTCCCTTCTCTTCTCCCATATCAAGAATATCAAAATTATCATCATCGAGATAAGTGATATTAATTGGTATGGTAGAACCAATAACGACTGTCGCCGTTTTGCCTAATGCTTTAGCCATATGTTGTCCGATAGAATCGCATCCCAAGAAATGGTCTGCTGAATTAATCATTGACGCCCATAATCGTAAATTGGGTTCTTTAGGAACTGCTACTGGGTGGTCTTTCATTTCTGGAAGAGGGAGGGGAAATTCTGTCATTACTATAACAGCATATTCTTTTCGGAGTTTCTGAATAATACTAATTATATTCTGAACTTCAAAAGAGCGAGAAGTACCATCAATCAAATATTGGCCCATCATTTGAACTGAACGTCCAAAGGGCTGAATTATAATTGCTTTTTCTTTTCTGACACCCGCTTTAATTTCCTGGACAGTCTGATATCCAGTAATCTTTTCCATCTTATTGAGTTTAATAGACGGATGGGATAACTCTCTTGCAGTCTCAAGACTATTGATTTCGATATCAAATGCTTGAGCCATACTACATTGTTGGTTGAAATATTCGTTGATACGATATGGTTCGGGGGTAACCAAATCTTTGTCTTTAAGATGTTCATCAAAAAGACCTTTGTGCCACACTTCGTAAGCGTGTTTTTGGAGAACTGGGTGTCCTCTATAGAAATCCATACCTGCTTCGCAGACTATAATAAAATCAGCATCACCTGAATCTTCGGCATATCGCTCAAAAGCAGGAATTGAGCATAGTACCCTACCAGCACCACCATTAATAAAGAAAGCCTTTGACCGACTCATCACATCACCTCACTTTGTTTAATACTTAAAATTACGACTATTATAACATAATCAGTACATCTTGTCAAGTATTTATATCATAAAAAAAGCCCTCTTTCGAGGGCTTTGAAACTCTAAAATAAGTTGGTTTTTATAAATTACTCATCAATACCGGCAATTGGCGTTAATTGTGCTATTGCCGCGTTGTCTTTGGCCGTTCTTTTTGCGACCAATATTACTTCGTGGTCAGGTGACTCATTACGAACATATGGGTCATCATACTCTCCGTCTGGGTCAGTCGGCCATCTAATTAAATGATTTGGAACTGCGGCCCAGTCTTGAGGAATATCTCGTAATTTCTGACGATATGTTTCCCATTTCGCTTTAACTTCTTCAGGCATATCTTCAGCGATACGTCCATCAGACTGCTTCAATTTAGCATCTCTGTCTACCCGAACGGCGACATCTGAACGTCTACGAAAATCGTTTTCTGGATTTTCGTTATCAGTATTAATACCACTCTTCATTTTGATAGGTGCAGTATAATCCTCTAGAATAGCATTTTCAGAGAAAATCATTCGAGGGTCAGTCGGGTCTACTATAACAACATTGTCATCTTCAGCAGGACCAACTCTAACTTCATATAGTTTTCTCTCAGCAAATCCACCGAAAAGAAGTCCGATTTTAATCATATTCTCGTCCGAATCTGCTTTAATCTCTTTAACTTCGCAATTTAAAGGAACAGGACGTTCTGTATAGTCGTCTTTGTCCCAAGTCTGGTCGATAACTTTTGACTCCTTATCAATCCATAGGATTAGAGTTGATGGGCCATCATAACTTTGCGTAGACGTTTTACCCAACGCAGTAGTTGGCGTAGCCTGTTCAAACTCATCAGGTAAGTCGTAAGTTACGATTTTTTTAACGTGTGCCATTTTTTAAACTCTCCTAATTAATTATTGATATGTCACTTTGACTAATCCACCGGCACCAAAACCACCGACACAAGCAGTGCCTGCGGCGTTTCCGTCACCTACTCCGCCTCCACCAGGGAAGACTGAGTGACCAGCACAACAAGCCATATCGCCTGCACAATAATGATTCGCTGAACCACTCCAAGGGGCTGTGAATGGGCCTGAAGGACTGCCAGTACCGTTCTGAATTTCGTTACAACAACTGTAGCCTTTGTGCATACCGCCGTTAATACCTCTGAAACACATATCTCCACCGTAAGTTGCTTCGTTACAGTTATGTGATACCCAACCTGCGTTGTAGTTACCTCTATCACACTGGAGTCCACCAATATGACAGTTATAACAAGAAGATTGAACATCCCAAGATGTTGAACCACCGTGTCCGCCTTGTGAGCAGAAATTCGATAATCCAGGTCCGTTTACATAAGATACACAACCGTGTCTACACGCTCTGTTACAAGTTGTGCAACAAGAACATTGTGAAGTACCGCCGGCACATAATGTATACGCTGATTCTGTGCCTGAGCCGGAACTAAATTGTCCTGACGCCTCACAAATCGTTTTTTCGTTATAATTCCCACCAGCTCCACCGTGTCCGATATCAAAATCGTGTCCAGCAGAACCACCTGGTCCGCCACCAGATAGAATCTCAAACGTAATTATTTGAGTACCTGTTGGAACAGTCCAATGTAAGCAACACCCGCCATTAGTCACTGACCAATGATTTGTATTGTAAATGTAAAAATGTTTTTGAGGGGCAGACGATACTCCAGAATCAATCATTGCTTGAATGGCCGCCGTGCCTGTCGCAACTGCGGCATCTATTGTAGTTTCTGCTCCGTCTTGAAAATTGTGTACGCTCTGAATCTCTTCATAAACGTGATTTGCCATTAACTCTAACGCTTGGTCAGTGTTTTTGGCCATTTGGTTCATTTTACCAAGTGTTAAAATATCCATTAGTTGTTCTCCTCTGCGGCTTGCCTTGCCTTGTTTTCAGTATCTTCGGGAGAATCAGGATGTGGAACTGTATGTGGTTCTTTACCATCATACTTTTGTGGTAAATCCCTTAATTCCTGTCGATATGCTTCCCAGGCATCGTATTCTTCGCCTTCGGGTAGCAATTTTTTCATATCTGTATCTTCAAGAAGTTTGTTCCTTACCGCACGAACATTTTCCCAAGAGTTCCAAGTTTCAAGTAACACTAAGTCCCATTTCTTTGTCTTAGAATTCCACGTAGTTTCGTTTTTATTCCATATATGGTCGGGCGGAATCTTATCGTCTGCAGGTCGCTCGTAATAAACAGTACCATCAGCAAGTTTCTCTTGAACTTGAGGTAATTTATCATAAGAACCTCTGTCATCTCCTACAGTGTGTGGGTCAGTCCAAATCGAACAAATGTGAGCATCTTTAGTACAGTCGATTTTGACACGAATTGCATCTAGAGGAACAGGAAGTGCCTCAATTGCTATCGTCATATCATCGTCAGTACCTTCGATATTACCATCATCGTGATAATTTGTTTTGATTGGTTCGGAAGTCCATTTCCCTTTTCTGTCACCATCTTTATGTACATCAACCCAGATTGTGTCAGGCCCG